CCATACCGTTTAAAGCGCCTGTGAGGTTCAGGAAATACCAAACAGTAGGATTAACCGCTGAAAACGCACTATTAAGCGATGCAGGGTTAATGAAGCCTTGAAACAGTGGAACAACTAATTGAATAGCTAAAGCAAAAAGCAGTGCTACAGAGCTGAAAATCACGAACTTGACTTGAGCGCCTGAAAGTAGCCATTTAAATACTGATAGGAATGCTTTTAACATTTAAGCCCCCAATACAATGAACAGTGAAAAAACAACAGATACAACCAGCATTACAGATTGAATAGCTGGCGAATACTCTTCAAAGAGTGTGCAAAACTGATTGAAGCCGTATGTCTGACCGTTCCAGCTAAATGAACCAGCTGGACAAGTACCCGAAACAACGGACGGAGCCCATGAATAAAGTGGGTTGAAATACTGAATAAGTGGGTTTGTTATTTCAGGTGCAGCTAGGTCTGTCATGCTGTCCGTTTCTGATAATTTATTTACTATCTTGTCGGCAGCCGTTGAAGCTTCACCACTACGCGCGTAGTCACTAGGTAATTGCAATGCTGGAGCCTGTACAGCTGGCGCTTGTACTAATGCGCCAGTATTTGAACCGTTGACTAAAACAGCCTGACCCGGTTGTACTACAGCAGTTTGACCAGCAGCATTAGTGTAAGTTGTACCAGCGCCAGCAAGAGTGCCTGCTATTGTGCCAGAGCGAACAGAATCAATAACACCTGCTGAGTTAACATCAATTGCTGTGTAATTAGTGTTGCCCTCAGCCGTTGAAGTTAAACCAGCAATTCGATAATGACCTGGCATACCCGGTATAGGTATACATACTTGGTAAGGACAGCTGCCTGAATATCCACCGCTAGGGGTTGCTGGATAGATTTGCATAAGGACATCTTGAGGTGTGCCGTTTTCTGGATGCATCATTTTAAATGCGGCAGAATATGCATTAATTAAGCCGTTTTGCTCAGATATTTGAGCAGCTTCTTCAGCACTCCAAACACCGTTACAGTCTGGATCATTAGAATTAGTAATATATTTAGAACCACTTGAACTGGTTGAAGATTGCAAATCGCAGTTTTTGTCTGGTATTTTTTGAGGTTCGGTTAAAACACACTGATTGCTAGCATTCTTAGTATAGCCATCTCCGCACGTTTGATCTTCTGGTGGCGCTGCCGTGGCTCCAAATTGTGAATAGCTAATATCTGGTGCTGGTGGATTGCTAGGACAACCTTCAGGACTTGGAGATTTAGGAGAAAATGTAACTTCGTTTTTGACATTACAAACTGAACCGCTAAGCGTGTAAGAAGTCACCTGATTAGCTATAAAGCATCCTAAATCTGCTGGAGGCAGAGTAACATTAGAAGGACATTTGAAAGCTGGAGGCGTGTATGTTGTTGGTGTATTAGCTGGTAAATCAACTGTAGGACGGTCACGTGGTAAATCTGTTAATGGCATACGCATGGTTACATCGTTACCGTTACTATCTTGTTTTTTAAACTCTAAGGCACCTGTCTGTAAACCTATGAGAGCAGCAGCAGAACCAAATAATGTTGCATAGCCTAAATTAGTCACTGTTTGAGAGCCTACAACTCTTAAAGCCGCTTGACCAAGACCGATAGCTAAAGGAACCCAAGCAAATACACTAAATGAAAATAGCATAAGGAATATTGCTAAATAGATTTTGACTTTTTTATTCATCACTTAAGCCTTTGATGCAAGCCCAAGCACAAAGCAAGCCCATGAAGAACATTGAGAAATTGAGTATTTCGGCAGGTGTGATGTAGATGGGCATGGTTTTGTCCTGAATGGAAAAAGGGCTAGCCTTTTGAGCCAGCCCTATTTATAGATTAAAGACCGCGAACAGCAGCAATAACCATCTTTGCAGCTTTCCATGCTACGTAAACACCTACCATAATTGCAGCTACAGCTAAGATAGCTGTAATAACAGTAGTGAAGTCAACAGCAGTTGTTAAAGCAGTTACATCAACTGGTGCAGCTTGAGAAGCAGTAGCAACTAAAGCAGATACAGCAGCAACAGCAGATAAAGCAAAAGACTTGATAGTTTTAAACATTTTTATTACTCCAATTAAAAAACCACCTAAACGCAGGTGTTGCGACTAAGGAACTGTACCCCTAGATTTTTTTAGCCTTTCAGCTAAAACCTTTTTACCAGCGCTTAACAGCGTTGATAATCACCCCTAGATTCTTAGTCAAAAACCAAAGACTAAAAACCGTTGTAAAAGCGAAGCCAAACATAGCGGCAGCTGATGTGTAATCGTATGCAAGTGCATCAAGGCTACATGTTCCGACTACGTTAGTCGGTAATGCTTCAAGCGTTTGGTATATGCCGCCCGGCTTTCTAACTTGAAGCTTCCAAATGCCTGAATCTATAATTGGTCTATAGTGATAAATGCCGTCTGTAAAAACTTCGGTATATACACCCTCGTTTGTGTAATGTGCATTTACAGCATCAGTAAAGCTGCTAAAACAGTGCTGGCTTGCGTAGTAACCGTTAGCCATTATTTAATTGCCTTATAGTAGTTAGCTAAGTAACGAGCAGCCCTAATTGAAGCCCAAATACCTACTATTGCAATAAAGAATTTATAAGATTGCTGAGCTTGCTCTTCTGTCTCACCGAACTTTTCCATACGAGTTTTAATGAAGTTTTGCTCTAACTCATTAACATCAAGCATCATTCCCTCTGCAGGTATTTTATTAACAAGCTTAATCATTCCAAATCCACCCTAAAGCAAAGTTTGTATTTATTTTCAAATCCCCCCGTATTACATGGGGGGGGAACTAATCTAAAAGCGTTTTCAAAATGCGTCCTCGCTTCGCTGCGGGCGCTTTTGAAAAAGCTTTTATTCACTTTCTCACCTGTGTATCGCGTTCGTAAAAGTCGTAAACCACGAAGTCAAAATCTAGGTCATTCAACGCAGTGTCAACAGCCGATTCTTTATCTGTGAATCTGCCAGCTAGGTTTAAGTTATGCGTGTAGTTCAACAGAGGAGTTAGAAACTCCCCAGTTGATTGGCATTGAACAATAAATACATGCTTAAACATTATTTGGCAGGGATTGCAGGTGAAGGAATGATTTTTAGCTCAAACACTTCAAGCCCTTTTGTTGTTACTTCGTAATCAGCATCAATCTGCAATGGAAATTTTTTACCAATGAACGCATCAAAATTTTCAGATTTACCGTATGGCACTTCGATAACATCAAAGCCTAGATTTGAATCAGCACGCGCACGTGGAAATGGTAAAGACACCAATAGTTTTGTATGGTCAAAGCTCAAGCCCTCTACCGTGCCTTTAAATTGTTTAACGCCTAATACTGTTAAGTTACCTTGCATTTTATTTTCCTCTAATGCGTCATGTTGTTGGATTGTGCAAAAGCGTGACGCGGTAACTCATGCACATTTGTTAATTCATTCTCTAAAAACTTCTGTTTAAAGGCTTTAGGCAATGTCTTAGATTTAAGCTTTTCTATAATTTCATCATTGGTGAAACCTAGCTCTGATAGCAGATTGATAAATGAACCTGTTTGACGCTTGCCCCATTTAGTGCGGTGTTCAAGGTCGCTTTTAACTTCATGCTGAAACGTTAAAACACGTTCTTGCACTTGGTTTAAATGGTTGAATATGGGGAAAGAGCCAGCAAAGTATTCATGCGGTTTTAGCAGAACTTCAAGCGGTATGATTCTATCCACGCTCTTTAACTCAACCTCGCAGCGCACCCAATCTGGTGATGTATCACTTTGGAGCTGTAAACCTTTTTCGTAGATACGGCAGAATAAGCCGTTTGTACGCTTGCCGATGTAAAGGGTGCGCCCTCTTCCATCTGGTTGAATCCAGTTACCAGCCTGTGAAACAGAAGGTGAACGTTTACCGTTTTTGAAAGCACCGTTTAAGAACTCTTTAAGGCAGTTATCTAGCGTAAATAAAGTTGGTGCAAAATCATCATGCGCTAAGTCAATGCGTGTGATTGTCGGCAGCGTTGCTGAGTGTAAGAACTTATAAAGGCGTGATTCCCAGCCCTCAGTTGCTTGAGATAGTCCAGTGCCGTTGATTGAAACGAGTAGCGAGTTATTTTGACCACCATGGCAAACCATCCCGTATTTATTGCCTAGCTCGTATGAACGCTCATAGAAGAAAGCACCTGAGGGGCGAACTAAGGTAATGCCAAAGCCGAAAATGTTATTCAGATATTCTGATACTGTGTAGATAAGCGATGTTAGCGAATCATCAAAAGGTGACTCAAAAGAATCATCTTTAACAGTGAAGTTTAGCCAGTCAATAAAGGCTATATCCTGATCAACCTTTTGAGCATTCAGCAATGATTTAACTTTACCGTTGACCATGAATAGGTCGCTGATTGATGAATTGATAAGCTCGAAATCGGCAGGTGTTAAAGCTGCCTTTTCAACTATTTCATCTATCTGTTCGATTGTTAGTTCGTGTTTTTTCATATACCTATCGTTGGCTAGGTGCTAGTATTCTTTTACCCTTTCAGGTGCTGCCAACACAGCGGAACACTAGCGAAACTTTTGTTGTCTTACATATGAAAGTTCATATGTTTTGCGAACAGTATATGAAAATTCTTATGTTGTAAAGAATTTTCATATATAAGATGATTCATATATCAAAAAAAAGGGGAATTATTGTGAAAACTTACGAATTAGTTTTGCTAGGTAAGCAAAAACAAGGCTTAAAAAGTGACAGAGAGTTTGCACTTTTTAACGGTTTAACTGTTCAGAACATATCTGACTGGAAAGCGGAGAGAGCAAACCCGAACACAGGTAATTTTCTGATATTGATAGAAGCCGCAGGACTTGGCTTAAAAGAAGCTAAGGAGATAGCGGGAGCAATGGAAAAGCGGAAAAACCTTAAACAGGCTGGTTTTTCTAATGTGGTGTTTTTATCTTCATTGGCTAGCAGCACTTTAGGACTGGTGACACTCGCAAAAATGTCAGCCATGCCCTACGCTTTCGATGCAGCATTATTATTAAGCGCTGGGACTGTATATTATGTTAAATAACGCAGTGGCACTTAATTTGCACATTAAGGGAGTAAAAACCTTATGTGCTACGACTCTGACTTATTCGGCGACGTTATTGTTACGGTTAATGAAGTTAATATTTGGCTGGATGCCACCGCTCATTTACGCGGTCGCAGTTTGACCAGCCGCAATTATTACGCTGAACACTACGATGTTGCAAAGAAGATTAAATTATCAAAGCTAGACGGTTCATTCTATAAAGTTATAAACGAGTACGAACAATCAAATGCTTACGATGATTTGTCGATAAATTGCTTCAACCCTGTTTACGTTGCCGATGACCTGGCAAAGGTTGCGCCCGTTTGCCCCGATTATTATCATGTGTGCGATTTTCATGATTGCCCAGTGTTTATTGCGCGGGCGAAGCGCGAAAAAAACGCCGCTGATTATGAGCGGCGTAAGAAGTATAAAGTTAATTGAGGCGTTGCTTGGTCGCCGTTAATGTTGGCTTGCTGACGCTTGCCTTGCGACAAAGGCAAGGCTAAGAACTTTTAAACATTGATTTTGCTATTAGGTATATTGAACCTGCACACAAAGTGCAAATGACTAAGCCAGTTTTGTGCAATGGTTGTTCGAACAACATAAACATGACTACAAACGCCGAGCAATACAAAAACGCTAGCGCTAGCAAAATGATTGCCAATATTTTTAATATTTTCATTAGTTCACCGCATCCATTAGTGATTGTATCGCTTGAAACTTTACCATAACTTTTGGTTTCACAAGTACTGGCTCGCGCGTTTTTGGGTTCATGCCGTTATATCCCGCTCGTTGATAAGTTGAGATTTTATATAATCCAGTGCGGACGCTTTTACCCATTCTCAGCTTTTTAACTTGGTTAGCTTCGTATGCGTCTATCACGCGCCTAGCGGCTACAACTGTCACCCCTGAATCTGCCGCCGCTTGTGCAATTAAGTTTTCTCTGGTGAATGTTTCAATTATCGTACCTGCCATTGTCTTACCTCTTTGTGTGTGCGTCTAAATTCGCGTTGTCTTAGTCGGTTGTTTATCTTTTTTCGGTCTGCGTAGAAGCCATTTAACGCCGCGCCGTAGCCCAAAATCGGGTTTAGTTCCGTGATATTGCTTTGTAATTTGGTCAAACCTTGCGTCATTGCCGCCTCAATAAAGCCAAATACAACTTCGGCTTGCTCACGGCTAAAATTTACGCCTCCAATGTGTACAGTTTCGCCCCCTGCCGAGAAGTTAAAGAATTCTGTTTTTACTTGGTTAACTGAGGCGTTAATTTGCGTCTGTACACCCTCCATGAATTGGGTTTTTATTCGGTCTGTGACTCCTGTTTGCAGTTCATTTTTTAAATTGGGGTTAGTGATTACGCCGTTAAGCACAAAGCCCACGCGCTTGCCGATTTCGTCACTGAGGAATACATCTAGCTCGCTCACGATGTTTTCATAAGGGAATAATGTGGTAAAAACTTCGGTTTCAACATTGGCATGGGTTTTAATTTGCCCGTTGAGAATGTCTGCAAACCATTCGCCCAGCTCTTCGGCGATTGTTTCGCTGTATAAGTCTAATATCGGCGAGTCTATGCCGTACTTTTTCTTAATTTGTTTGTTTAACTCTTTCGCCAGCGCACGCCCTGCCGCGTGGAATATCGCTTCACGATCTAAACTATCTATCACTTCGCCCACTAGCTTTGATAGGTAATTTAATACCGCCTCTTGTAGCTCGTCTTTTATTTCAGATGCCGCCGCCAAGCCTACGGTTAAGTAAACAATCACGCGCCGCCGCACAATTTGCGCCCAGCCAGTGCCAAGCGCTACCCGCATTAAGTTAATGATGACGGCTTGCGATGCCGCGCTACTGATACCAACCGCCGCTAATAATCCAAGAAAAAATTGCATTATGCTGTCCGTTTCCAGAACTTCACAACGATGTACGGTTGTAAGTTATTGTGCGCCCCGCCCGCTCCCTGCGAATTTGTTGCAACACTGTAATTAACTGCATTTGCGTTACCCGGATAAACTCCGGCAGGAGCCAATGCCCAATTTGCACCAGCACCATTTCCATATAAAACACCATGCGAATGGCTAGGCATTTCTGCTAATGTTAGCGTGTGCTTTTTTGCTCCGCCCGTTTTTCCTAGCGTGTCAAATTCAGTTTGTGCAGCATCTTGCCCCACCAAAACCCTACCCGCCCCTAACTCTTGCCATGTGCCATAGCCCAGCCATGTTGCAGGATTAACACCAACCGTATCAATCAACACATGACCGATTGGGAATTGCCAAGTAATGCCGCTTGCGCCAGCCTCGCCTTTGTCACCTTTTAAACCTTGCGCCCCCTGAATGCCTTGCAAACCTTGTGCGCCTTGCGCGCCCGTGTCGCCTTTTTCGCCTTGTATGCCCTGCTCACCTTGTGCGCCCGTGTCACCTTTAATGTACGCGCCCCAATCGCCGAAAACTTCGTCAGTCAAATAAACGCCCCATTCGCCAGCGTTGCGCGCCTGAACGATTGCAATTTCTTGCGCGAGATAATCGTGCGGGCTGACTGAATTAATCACGGTTAAGCGGTCAATGTAAGTTTGTGCCGTTAATTGGCTTTTACTTGCCTTAATTAAGTTGCTGTCAATCCAAACGCTGGCGTTTTGCTCTGTTTTGAATTGGTAAGGGTTCCCGCGTGAACCCACAAGCAAATGCGACGCACTTTGCAATTGCCAATCGTTACCCACCAGCACTGGCGCGAATATTTCGCCCTCAAAATGTAGCTTGATGCACGTAAATGGTAAAACCTTGTTTAACCCGCTCATAAATCCCCAACTTTCTACCAGTTCGCCAACACGCGAAAAAACTGATTTTTTTTGATTTCAAAATTCATTTTTAAATCGATTTAATCGAGGCTTTAACAAGACTGCCTCCTTGCCGTTACGCGTAACACATAAATTAAAATGCCTTTAAAAGCTGTTTTTGGCATTTGAACGTTTGCGCGCCTAAACCGCCCGCCAGCCCAGCCAAAACGTCCCGCCCCGATTCCCAGACCAACCCACCCCGCGAACCTCGCCCGCAGTCCTGACCGCGTTTAAAATTCCCGCCGCGTTTGCGCCCTAATCACACCCGAACGCTTGCGCGTTTTTGCCTTATTCGTTGCTTTCGTTTCTAACGACTTCACCAGCCCCAAAAATCACGCCGAGTGCGCCGATAATTACGTGCGCTTGCTCTGGTGCGCCCAACACGCCAGAAGCCGCCGCCAGCATCGCCACGCCGCGCCAAGTGCTTTTTTGTTTTAACTGGCGTTTAGCCCATTTAGTTAATGCCGTGCAAATTGTTGCCATTTTTGTTCCCCTTATTTTTTCTGAATTGTTGTTCATTATTTTTGAGCTTCAATATGCCCAATTTCTTTTAGCTTGCCATTCCAACGCCCAGCCCAAACCAAGCCCAAGCTTTCAGCCAACAAACCCGCTTGCGTAAATTCTTTTACATCCAACCAATCGCACGCTTTACCCTCCATTACACAAAAATCTAACGCCTTGCGTTTGTTGTGCATGGATTGCCCCGCCTTTGCGTTTGTGCAAATCTTGCCAGCCGCCGTGCGACCTTTTGAATACAAAAAGTCTTGATATTCGTTATCACGGTAAGTGCTGACCACCAAAATATCTAAACCAGCGTTTTTACACGCCTCAAGCCATTGCATCACCTTTGCCCGAAAACCGATTTCAAGCTCTAAAAGATTTCTACTGTTAATCATTGGGTTTACTTTCATGATGAAAAAAACGGGCGGCAATTACCGCAAAATCACCGCCCGCCTTTATTGGTTAATGACCAGCTAACTAGCTATTAGCAATTGCGGTGTAATTCGCAATTTGCTCAATGTAATAAGCCTCGATAGCCACAACCGCATCTTTTTTCGCCACAATCAAGGCATAGTTAGCTTGTAAAGCTGGATGTGCTGTTGACTCATCCCAGCCCGAAGCCTCAGCCGCCGCCACTTTAGCAAGTGCCGCCGTTTTGTTGTCTTGGATGCCATCTTTGAGTTTTTGATACGCGACTTTTTGTTTCACCGCGTCCGCGATTGGGTCTAATGGCGGGTTGAACACCTTAGCCAGTGCGCCCGCTTCA